GAGATATATGGAACACTTGTGTCATTTGGATCAAGTACGGTATTTAATAGTTGAGTATTAACAATCCGTCCAACATCAAAATATGCTCTTGCTTTATCATTAGCAACATCATCTGACTCTCCATTTCTACGTTGTTTTATCTTAGCTAATAAAGTACCAGAAGCATCATCTAATCTAACTTCTAGTATTAATTTAAAATAAAACAAGTCCTCAATATTATCTTGTTTTACCATATAACCAATAGCAGGTGTCCAATTAGTTATAACGGGTACTTTAGACGTTGTATTTACGGGTTTTTGAACAAATGTTATATTTCCTAATGCCATATTTTTACACTTTTATATTTATTTCCATCTCTTCCGTTCCGCCTAGTATTCCATCTAGGTCATCAGCAAAAGATTGTGTTATATTATCTGTTTGTTTTTTTAATTGTTGTGTGAATGGTTTGCTGAAAAATTGGGTTCTTTCTAATCCCCTTTGAAATATAGAACGCTGAATTAAGAACACCAAACTCTTTCTTGGTATAAATCTTCCTTGCTTATCTCTAGCTTCTTTAAGTGGTTTGTTTACAACCCACCTGTCTATTGCTGTTCTAAATTGCGCCCACTTTCCTCTAGATTTACCACTACCGAATCTAAAATCACTACCATGCCCCCTAGCACGTCCACTACCTTTAAATCCTCCAGCACCTCTAACACCTTCGTCAACGAATTGCCAATAATCATCAGCACGTCCAAATTCAAATTCTAGTGTTACAGAATTTTGTGCCTTTGTAACTACATAATCAAAATCATTATAAAGGGTGTTTTTGCTTGTGGTCTTTTTCTTACGTTTAAGAATACCTCTTCCCTCTCTAACAACATTCTTGCCAAATTTCTGTAATACTTGTATGGTGTTTTTAAATTCCATTATGAATTAGGGCTTACAGGTGCAATACAAAGGTTATTTTTATTATTTACATCAACACTAATTGTTGCACTCCATCCTGTTAAAAGGTTGTTAAATCTAGCTGTAAACGGTTCTGCTGTTATAGGCAACTCCAATACAACTTCACCATCAACCCAAGATGTTGAATATAAAGAGTGTTTAAATTCTGCAATGACATCTTTTAGTATATTTAGTGTTTCAGAATAAGCATCAACACGTCCAACCCTTTGTTTGTTTGGTTCGTCACCAACTTCTTCATTGATCATATCCATCACATATATTGTAAATGAGTAAGTTAGAACGCCTTGATTTATTGTAGCACTTCCGGGCTCAGCATATAGTATTGTATAATCAGTAGCCCCAAGTTTGTTTATATCAACTTCATCCATCATTCCAGAATGGAAGCTATTTATTTCATAATGCTTTTCAGCTATTGTTTCTAAATATCCTACTACGTTTCTAAAAGTTATCATAGTTACTTTTTTGTTTATTATTATAATCTTGAGAATATGCCAAATATGTTAGCACTTCCAAGATTGGTAAATTTGTTATTTTATCAATATCCAATATAGATGATGACATTCCATATAGAACATTATACCATCCCCATTTAGATTGCATGGTTACGCCTTTTGCGGTTTCATTTCCTGTGCTTGTAAAGATTGCAGCGAAGTCCTTACTAATACGTTTCCTAAAGTCAAAAAAAAACCTAAGCTCGATAATGCTATATTCATTGGACAGTCTTTAAATAGTTCTTCTTTGAACTCATCTGGATTGTACTGCTCAATGGCATATCTTTCATTCACTTTGTTTGTAATTTTCCTATATAAAATACTCATTATAATATGTAGGTTTTCAACAGGTTCTTTACAATATGTTTCCAGATCTATATATTCCCCTGTTGTTAATTTTGAAAGATTAGGACAAAAACCGTATTCTATCTTTTTAAAAACAAATGTCTTTTTAAAATCATCTTGTGCTGGTTCAGTATCAATCATTCCTTTAATGATATTCATAATGTCCATTAAGTCAGTATAAGCCATTTTCTTTACAACAAATGGTGTTGTATTGCATAATAATGCTATGCTCTTAATCACCTTGTTTTTATCACTTCCCTTTCCTTCTTGGATTTTGACATATCTTTGATATGTTCCTATTGTTATATCAGACCAATTATCTGGTATGCTTAATTTGACCTCTTTCATTACTAATAAATATAAAAGTTCATAATTCGTTTTTTACAATATATAATACTTGCCACTATGATTCACCGATAGCTTATTTAAACACAAATAACGTGTTGCATCAATTAAGTGGTCGTTAATCTTTACAGGCGTATTTAATACATCACCATTTTTATCTGTAGCCCATTTATAAGACCTAAATTCTTTTATAGCATTTAAACTGTCCTTTGTTATATGTAGTTTGTATCTACGCATAATATCTATTCCTAAATGTATTCCTGCACCTTTCTTAGCTGGTTTTATGTTAAATCCAGAACGATACACCTCTTCGATACTTTTTGGTTCTGCGGAGTCTGCAACTATTTCAGACTGTCTATCTATCCTAAATTCTCTTAGTTTATTTGCTAAGTCAGTATTGGTTAATCTCTTTTCATATAACATCTCTTTAATGTATAAATTATCGTCAGATTGATATACAGCAACTAAAGCAGAAGGTGAATTAGTAAATCCAAAATCAAGACCATAACCAATTAATCTGCCTTGCACTTCATCAACTAAATTAAAGTTCCTAAATATCATTGTTTGAACAGAACCTATTTCACCAAGTCCATACACCTGCCAATAATCTGGGTCTAGTTCTTTTAGTCTTTCTATTTCTGCTATTGTATCTTCGTCTAAGAATGGATTGGCTAAATATGTTGATTTAAAAAATGTGCAATCATCTCTAGTTATTACTTTATCATATATCCAGCTATACGGATCAGAAGGGTTGTAATCTAAATATATTTGTTCTGTTGTTCTTAGAATTAGCTGCTGCCAATCTTCATAATTAAATTCATTGGCTTCATTTAACCACAGATAATTACGTTTACGACCTCTAATTTTAACAGGTTGGTCAACTGAAATAAATTCTAATAAATTGCCATTTAATGTATATGATAATTCTGATTTATTGTGATTAGCTTCATTATATAATTCTAGTTCTTTTAAGATATTCAACACATCTCTATATGCTGTACCTTTAAGAGCTGGGAGTGTCTTTCTACATATTGTAAAAACTTTTCCTGTTTCTTCTAAGCATTTAACAATAAATAACTGACAAAGCGAATACGTCTTGCTGGAACGTGTGCCCCCCTGTAGACACGTGATTCTAGTTTTAGACGCATACGCCCTGTGAAATACATTTGTGCATTTAATCTTTCCCTGTGTCAAGTATTTCTATTTTAAGTTCAGTAAGTGATTTGCCACCACTTGTAATATCTAGCTTTTCTGCATATCCTCTATCCTTAGCTTTTGACTTTAGATAGAATATAATGCTTGTTTCTTTACCGCTAGATATATTCTTTATTAATTGCCCTTCTACATAATCTATCTGTGCTTCTTTAATATCTTCTACTGCCTTAGCAAATTCTGCGTCCTCACGCATATAACGATAGTATGTACTTCTACTTATATTACCTGCCTTTTTACAAGCATGATATATTAATCCTTGCGTTTCTTGTAACGCTTTTAATAATTTCTCTTTTTTATTCTGTGCCATTTGTATTATTTTATCTTAACATTATAACCTTTATCTTTAAGGTCATTGTACAATTCTTGTGCCTTAATTAAATCATTTTCTTTAATAGTTATTATAGAACTAGCATCTGTGTCCTCATCTATCTTGTCTATGTTTAAATCTAAATCAATATGCTTAAAACCCCAATCAGTAAGTTCATCAATATCAAATTCGTTAGCCAGAATATCCATATCAAATTCACCTGTGTTTTTATTTAGTCTTATGTTTAATTCTCTTTCTTCTTCTTTTGATAAGTCTAGCATCACACAAGGAATTGTTGGCGGATATTCCCACTCTACTCTTTTAGACGCTTCTTTTAATATCATATACCTTTGGTGGCCACCTATTATGGTAAAGTCTTTATTAATAATAATAGGATCAACAACACCAAACTTTTCTATTGATTCTTTTAAATCTTTTACCTGCTTTGTAGTAATCTGTCTAGGATTATATGTAGCAGGCTTTAATTTACTTATTTCTATTTCTTCTATTTTCATTTAGTCTTTTATTTAAGTCTATTAAAGTATATACTTGAATACATACATTTTCTAGATGTTTTATTCTACAGAACATATTAAACATACTGTCGCTTTCTGCTTTTATGTGACACTCCCTGCACAAGCCCACCAGGTTCTCTACAAAATCATTCTTGGTTTTATTCCTTTTTTCAAGATGGTGAATATCTACTGCAATATCATTACACATTTCGCAATATATTTTATCACTAGAATCATAGTTGAAAAAAT